ACCTGATTCAGACTTTACTTTTTCTAACATATTCATCATAAGAAGATCAAATGCTGGATCACCAAACAACACAAAAGCTCCAGGCATGCTTGGGGACTCATCAAAGTTGCCATAAATAGGATTTTCTTGAACTAATTTCTCTTTATACAAATGTTTAGTCGCTTCATACCTAATGTTTATATATTCATATAGAAAGTTTGCATGAGCTTCTGGTACAACATTTTTTACTACTTTAAAAGGGGGATTCATTATCTATACTCCATTGTCGTAAAGTTTTTAAGTTTTTCTACAGTAATCTTGGATGGAAATTTATCATCCAAGACATCTATCTTATGTGATATAATAAATAAATTAGTATTATCTAAAACTTCAAATAGTTTCATCAAGTCATCAACACCTGCTTGATCTAAACTTGCATCAAATACTTCATCAAGAATAAGAAGATTAACATTAACAGAATTACGCATAGCTGCAATATGTCTCCATGTCAACAACAACGCAATATCAATTCGTTTCTTTTCACCCTCTGAAAAAGAGTAATAAGAAAAATCATCTCTGTGTCTACTCTTAATGGTTTCTTGGAAATTCTCATCCAGCTGGAAGTTCACAAAGAAATCCATATCCTTTAGATATAAATTTACATAGTTATTTATGACAGGTAAATACTTGCGTATGATTCGTGTCTTAATACCCTTATCATTTAGAATAGTACCTAAGATATCATAATATTTTTTTTGTTCAGAATATTGTGCCCTTAAATCCTTTTGGTCAACTAATTCACTACTTAAAATATTTATTTTACCATCATCAATATATTCTACCTTATTAGAAAGTTCTTCATTTAAATGTTGTATAAAACTATTGTGTGATTTTATATGACCATTCTTTGTTGTTATTTCAGAATTTATATATTGAACCTCTTTATTACATTGTGATATTTCTTCTAATCTTCCTAATACTCTTTCAAATTCAACCTCAAGCTTTTCCAAACCATCATCCATTTCGCTGATATCATCTGATATGTCATCACACTTATGTTTTTTAAAATCCTCATCAATATTCTGTTCGCAAGTAGGACATATTTTATTTTTCTCAAAAAACTGTTTCTCCTTATTAAGTTTTTTTAAATTCTTATTAATCTGTGAACGATACTTATCTAAATCTGTATTTTTTTTATGTACGTCACTTTCGTCTGATACAGACTTCGTTAATGAAAATATAACTTCCTCATGTACTTCTATTTCTGCATGAAGTTTTAAAATCTCTCTTTCTGTTTCCTCTATTTTCTCTAAATCTGTTTTTCTCTTTTGATCTGATTTCTCTTTAAGCTCTTCTAACTGTTTCTCATGTAATATTATTTTTTCATTTAACAACTTAACATCATATTCAACCTCTTGTAATTCTTCCCTAAGAATACCATTACGATCCTTAAGCAAGTTTCTCATAATAGAGAAAATACCAATGTCTAGTATATCTTCAATAATAACTCTACGATCATTAGTTGACAGCTGCATGAAAGGTATAAATGATGCTGAACCTAACACAACTATCTGTGTAAATGATTTAAAGTTTAGTTTTAAAACCTTGTCTTCAAGATACTTTTGATAATCCATACTCTTAGCATCTTGATTAATCAATTTACCATTACTATAAATTTCAAATATCGCTGGTTTAATACCCCTTCGTATTTTCCATTGAGTATTTCCCACTATAAACTCAATCTCTGTAACAAGATCGTGTTCATTTATAGTGTTTAGTAATTGACCTTTATTTATCTTTTTAAAAGGTTTGCCAAACAAAGAAAAGGTGATAGCGTCAATCAATGTTGACTTACCAGCACCATTCTTGCCAACAATCAATGTCATTGATTCTTTATCTAAACTTACTTCTAAAAATTGATTACCAGTACTTAAAAAGTTTTTCCAGCGTACAGTCTGCAATCTAATCATTTATTCATCCATGTTAAGTGCTTCATCATATATAACCTGTAATAATTTCTTTATCTTTACCTTTTCTTCTCCTTTAGATTCAGGCAAACTTTCAACATATTCATTTAAAAAATCAGACGTATTACCAATCTCGACATCTGCACTATCATCACCTTCATATCTAACACTATATTCTGATAAATCTTCAAGTATAGTTAGGTCTGATAAATCGGAAACATATAACCTGTCTATAAATGCTTCATAGTCAATAGGTTTATTTTTATTTTCTACTATAAGTTTAACTATCTTATCTTTATAATATCCAGTATCTACTGTCGAATAATCTATATTTGTATCATCATAATATATCTTTTCAAACAGTCTAAACTTGTTACGAATAAACTCTATCTCTCTGGTTTCAGTATCAAATACATGAAACCCTCTAGGGTCATCATAATCATTCCAAGTAATTTCGTAAGGAGCTCCAAGATAATGAATATTATCTTCGCTTGATTTGTGATGATAATGTCCCGAACATACTGACTCATATCCATTGAATAAAGATTTTGATATACCATCCTCTGCATTATAACCTTTATACATGGCAAACCCAGCGACTTCTAAATGTCCAAATGCAATTTGGTTTTTAGAGTTCTTAATAAAGTTAACTGTTTCATCATAATTTTCAGAATTAAGCCATGGAATAATATCAACATCTATATCACCAAGATTCCATGTTTCTGCTTTAGAGAATGTTTTAACATTAGGATAATGTCCATAAAGTAAATCACTACTATTAACAGAATTCGTATTCCTATAATATGTAGAATGATTTCCTACGATAGAGAGTAACCTAATATCACGCTCTGCTAAAACATCAAAATAAAATTTCTTTACTTCATTTAATATGTTAAAATTTACAAACTTTCTTCTATCAAATGTATCTCCTAAATCAATAACAGTTTTAATACAATTTTCTTCTAAGTAGGGAAAAAATTGTTGGTCATAGAACTTTTTTATATGATTCAAAAAGTTCTGACTGTCCTGTTTCCCGCCGAAGTGCTGGTCTGTTATTAGAACAACTTTCATATCTCCCTTCCCATTTAAATTCACATCTACTACATTCAAATTCTTGTAATATCGTACCATCCTCAAGTCTACTAACAGTAAAACCACAATTCTTAAAAATGTGGTTTTTTTCAAATTGAGAACATCTTGGACATTCTTTAAACAGCATAACGTGATAATCCAAGTTATTATTCCTCTATGGTAAGTTAATAGAATACTACAATTTACAACATAATACAAGGAAAAACTTAAATACTGACCTGCGCTAGCTAAAATACAATTCTAAATTCGGTGCTTTCTTCTTTTTCTTCTTCTTATCTGGATTAACAGCATACTGCTCATGGGCTTTCAGATACTCTACCCACGTTTTAGTTATTCTCTTATTATCTTCATTGTCTGGATTTAACTCATCTAATATACCAGACCTTTCAACAAAAAGATATTTAATATGCATCAATTTTCTTTCTTTAACAATTCTTCTTACATACGCATGATGAATAATTTGTTTAAAATAAGAGAATGGATTCTTAGATTTCTCTGGATTAAACATCAGAAATCAAATCATCTCGAAATGTGTAATTAATAAAATTGGGGCGCATAATAAGATGTTCGCAAATCTTCAAAAAACACTCACCCATAAATTCTGTAGATGGGGGATCGGCTTCCTCAACCTCACGATTGTCTAAAACTCTTTTTTTCCATTTTGTCATTTCTTCACAAAACTTTTCATTGTCTACATAATGCATCCTTTTATCTGTCATTTTCCAGTACTCCCTAATCCACCTTCACCCCTGTCGGAGTCTGACAATTCTTCAACCTCTACAATCTTTGCCGTTGTTACAGGTGCAATAACTAACTGTGCAATACGATCTCCCTTCTTTACCTCATATGCCCAATGGCTATGGTTAATAAGTATAACTTTTATTTCACCACGATAACCAGAATCAATCGTGCCTGGTGTGTTCAATACTTGCAAACCAAACTTTGCAGCCAACCCAGAGCGTGAACGAACTTGCCCTTCATATCCGTATGGTATAGCAATATATAGTTCTGTACTAATTGTTACCCAACTAAAGGCTTTAATAGTAACATCTTCGTTTGAAGCAATATCCATACCAGCATCACCGTTCTTCGCATAACTTGGTAATGGGTTGGAACTTTTATTTACCATATTAATCATAACAATATCCTTTAATTAATTACAACAATCCTGCACTAACAGAATACTCTGTAAGACAAGGGTATGGTTTTCGTGATTTAAACATATTAATCTTTCCACAACCACAAGTCCAATCTTGATAATAAACCGTTCCAGCATAACCCTCAGAGGTGTTTATCTGGTTCGTTTTCTTTTTGCATTTCTCGCAAGTCTTCAAATTCTTCTTCTTCAACATCAGACTCTCCCTCTTTAAATTTTTGTCTTTGTTTCTTATACTTGTTAAACTTCTTAGTCTTCAATTTCTCAAATTTATTTTTCATAAATTTTCGATATGTTTTACTCATTTTACGTCCCTCATAAATTAATCTCCTTACAGATATAATCGAATTGTTCTGCTAGGTAAGTATTAACACGTTCTTTCCAATGTTTAATACCATAGTTTTGGTGCGCTTTCCACGACAAGTCATCAACAATATCAAATAGAATTGCCTTATTATCTTTATCATCTAATCTTAATACTCTACCAATAGATTGAAGATTTCTTATCTTCGCTTTATATGGATGAGCAAAAATTAAAGTTTGAAGATTTTTGATATTCACACCAGTTGATAATACACCAGACGAAGCAACTATGATAGAGTTTTCAACTTCAGCTAAATTACGAATTCTTTCTCTATCTTCAACAGATGTTTCACCTGCTATAAAAAAGATATTTCTATCTTTCTTTTTTTTATTTTCTAACATCTTGTATAAAACTTTACCATGTTTCTCAACATAATTAAAAAGAATCAAAACATTACCTTTTCTAAGTAAAGCAAGATCACGAATAAATTCATTTCTTTTTTTATGTTGTACAACAAAATCAATTTCTTCTCTATATGTAGACTGTGTTAATGATTGTCTTTCAGCATCAGTATATTTTAATACTAAACAATCTATTCTTAAATCAGATATGTGTTTATCATCCATTAATTGCTTAGAAGTAACTGCTGTATAAGTCTTACCGAACAATCCTTCTAATACCAATTTATTTGTCTTAGAATCTGTAATAGTACCAGTAGTACCAAACCTATACCTACAGGTAGTCATTTTCTCTAAGATACCTTTAAGACTCTGGGCATTACATAAATGTGCTTCATCACCTATAACCATACCAAATTTCTTAAAATATGGCACCCCTAAACGAAACAAAGATTGCCATGTACTAATGTATATTTGTTTTTCTGATTCCTTTTCCCTACCAGAATAAATTATATGACATTGATCTTCTACGTTCCATTTTGACCTTGATGAATAATCCTTAAAGTCATTGTACATTTGTGTAACTAGATTTGTTGTTGGTACAAGAATCAATATTTTATCATTGTCTAGAAATTGTTGATGCCATCTTATTAAAGAATAGATAACTAAACTTTTTCCAGATGATGTTGGGGAGAGTAATAATGACCTCTCACTCTTAACACAATGACAAAAAGATTCTATCTGATAATCTCTTGGAACAATTCTTTTACCTTTTACTAAAGGTTGTAAATCATTCATAAAATTATAACAACCTTCATAGTCAACATTGTTACCACTTGCTTCTACTATATCTGTTTTTATTTCATAAGAATGTTTTTGCGCCCATTCTTTTAAGTATGGATATAAACCAAAATACATCTTTCCTGTGTTTATGTTAAATAGACGTATCTTCCCATCCCATATCTTTGCTTTAAACTTCGGATGAAATTGAGCGTTAGGTACTTTAAAAGAAAAGTATTCATTAAGTTCATACGCAATATGTTTTTCACATGAAATCTGCAAAAATGATTCATTTAGTTTTCCTACTACAATCATCCAAGCTCACCACTTAAAAATTTCTTCCACTTAATTGCATTACCAATATTAAAAGATAAACTCATAATAGACTTCGTAAATCTTCCTGTAAGGTAACTTTATCTTTCTGTGTGTTTAGCTGTTCATCTGCATTTAAAAACTTATCGATATCCTGTTTAAGAATCTTTAAATTAAATTCTTCTTTATCGTATTCTTCGGGGTCTGCTTTTCCAGAATAAAATATCCATCTATCTCTATAAAGAACATCATATTCTTTTTTCAAAATTCGCAAACTCATAGTTTCTTCTGAAATCAATTGATGGTATTTTCCGCTCAACTCTGGCACGGATAAAGATGCGGTATCAATATTAACCTCATCTTTAAGAAAATGACTATCCTTTAACATCATTAATTTAATATCATTAATATTCATAGTATAAGTATAACAAAAGGATTTATGGAATGTAAGGAATTTGTTTTAGCCTATTTTTTCAATTAAAAACTGACCAGTATATGCGAAAGTAGCGGCTACAGAGATGGGTTCAAGGGAAGATGCATTAGAACCAAATGTTATACTACCTAAAGATACAGGAAAAGCATCTTTAAATGTTATTTCAAAATTAGGATTTGATTTGTTTGTATTTACAATAACAGACATATCCGATCTTAGTGAGTTTATTGAAGCGGATTGTGCTAAAGATTCTTTTAAAGAAAATTGTTCAAATTTTTCTGGAAATCCAATAGAAATCATCCAGTTATATATCTCTAGATAATTGCTGAAATCTTCCGAAACAATAAAGGATATGCTTAATTGTTCAAAATTAATTTTATCACCTTCAATCGGAATATCGCTAAACAGCGATTGAAGTGTTGTCATTCCAAGTGCTAATGAAGGAATTGTTACTTCGCTACAAGTGAAACTTGTATTAGGTAAGCGTACAAAATTAGTTTCAAAATTGACTGTATTAAGATAATTTACTTCTTGTGGTGTATTGATAGACATAAGTAATGCTTTATTTTAATTGTTATAGCAATATATATAATAACTATTTATACTATTGACCAAGCTAACAAGCATAGGCTAACACTTAAAAATGGCCAATGTAAGGAACTATTGAATGTATTTATAACCCTTTCTATTTAATTCCTGTCTATTATACATATGTGCTTTATGTATATCTACTTTAGATTGGCCATAATATTCAACTGCTAGATTTTCTTCAATCATTTGTTCGTTTAAATTAACTGCATGGAGTATGATTTCACCTAAAATTCTCCCGAATTT